TGGTGACAAACACGGATCAATACCAGATAGAATTTCTGAGGCCAGCAAGGGGTTTTTGAATGCCCAGGCAAAAAAGTCTGGACCTCCTGCTGTTAAAAAGAAAGGGTAACGATGCTTGGATCAGGATTTACCGAATGCCCGGTGTTGTCCTCTCCTTTTCCAGTTGAAAGAGATTACTGGACTTGCCCAAAAACCGGCTTGACGATTCCTAAAACTTATAATGAAAATCTTGCATATCGTGAGCGTGTACTAAGGGCGGCTGAACATGACGTGGTGTTGCAAAATGACATCATGGCCGCTTGCAAAGAAAGTTGTCTCTGGTGGGTTAATTTTGCAGCTTGGACAAAACACGAGTTTGAAGTAGACTTGACCAAGGCTTCAGGGCGTAAACCATCTACTCAGACACATTGGCCTATGATTACATGGCCAGTACAAGATGACTTATTTATATGGTTTGAAGACCACTTTGAGGAAGGTCGTCCTGGCTTGGTTGACAAATCCCGTGACATGGGTGCTTCGTGGTGCGGAATCATGTTTCTGCATTGGCTGTGGTTATTTCGACCGAATACCGAGATAAGAGAAATCTCACGTTCTGAAGTTTATGTTGATAGTTCTATTGCCAAGAGTTTGTTTTACAAACATGATTATCTGAATACGTGGTTGCCAGAATGGATGCGACCACCTGGAGTTTTGACAAAGGGTCGTGATAACAGAACGTCAATGCGTATTTATAACTCGTTGAACAATAGCACCATCGCTGGTGAGTCTACTACGAAACACGCTATGTCTGCTGACCGAGCGGCTATTGTGTTTTTGGATGAGTTTGCCAAGGTTGACAATGGCTCTGATATTAGAACAGCAACCTATGATGTTTGCCCCTGTCGGTTGGTCAACTCCACAGTAGCTGGACCTGGTACTGAATTTAGTCGTTGGAAAAATAGTGGGAAGATTGATGTATTTCCATTGATGTTTTGGGATCATCCAGAAAAAGGGCGTGGACGTTTTGTTTTGCAGGACGAGGTTACAAAGACGTATAAAATTTCTTCTCCGTTTATTGAGAAGGTTCTTGAGGAATGTACACAGAAGGCTGTGGCTCAGGAATATTATGCTATAGACCTTGAAGCTGGCGATCTGTTTTTTGAACTTGGAGAGATTACTAAACACATTGCTTTTCATGCCAGACCCCCAGTATCACAGTGGAACATAATGTTGAAATTGGGAATAGCTGACGATCAGATAGCAAAATTAGTGGCAGCAAAAGACACAAAATGTTATCATATAAAGAAGGTGACAGATGGAAAGCTCAAAGTCTGGGTCGAACTTATTAATGGAAGACCAGATCAAAGCCATACTTATATTTTCGGGATTGACACTTCAAAAGGGCAAGGAGCATCTGAATCAGTTGTCTCTATCAAGTCGAAACAGACTGGTGAAATTATTGCCAAATGGGTTTGTAGAAATACACCCCCACATGAGTTCAGTCGAATTGTTATCGCACTGGCTTTGTGGGTTGGTGGAGCAAACCCCCAAAGACTTCCTTTCCTTAAGTGGGAAAAGAATGGAGACCCAGGGTTAGATTTAGGACGACTGCTTGTTCACGTGTTTATGTATCCTCATTATTTTGTTACCAAGACGCTTGGCACTGTTGTTGAGAAGATACAGGGTACCAAGGGTGAGATGCAAAAGTATGGCTATCAGATGACACACGACGGCAAGAGCCTTTTGCTTCGCGCGTATGAACGGGCACTGAAAAGTGGTAAGATTATAAACCACTGTAAGTTTTCTCTTGAGCAGGCAGAACAATATATATACTGTGACGATGGCAGAATTGAACCTGCTGAATTAGTTGAAGCTACTGTAGCAGAAAGAAAGCTACACGGTGACAGAGTTATAGCAGACGCCCTTACAGTTGAAGATGAAGACGTGTCAGACGCCAAGCAAGTTAAGGTAGCTACTCCGTTTAATTCTTGGGGCAGTAGATTTGACAGTTGGAAGAAGAAAAAGAAAAACAAAAAGAAGAACTCGTGGTCTAAACACTACGATTATACTAAGCGCGTGTAAGGAGTAAACATGCCTGTTGAACTCGGTGCAAAAGATATAAGCCAGCTTGTGAAAAAGGGTCACAAACGCGTAGAGAACTATGCTAATGCGGCTGCTTCAGCAATCAGGGATTATGTTGGTGACTACTACGTTAATCCAAAAGGTTATGAGGGTGACTATCCTATAAATCTGGTGTTCGTCGCTCTTAGAACCTGGGTGCCAAACTTGGTAATGAACTCTGGGGTTAATAAGGTTGGGTCGCCGTATTTGTCTCAACTTGATTATGCACACATGCTTGGTGAAGCCCTTAATCAACTCCATAAGAGAATTGATATGAAGAGCACAATGAGAGCCGCAGTTGTTAGTATGATACTATGTGGTCTGGCAGTCTTGAAGACATCAATTTACGCAGATGGTTTGTTGATTCCTGATGGTTTTGATAGTTCGTTTAGTCAAGGTCAACTTTATACTGACCTGATTAGTATTGACGACTTCTTTCTTGACCCGTATTGTACATCATTAAAAAATTCAACTTTAACTGGTCATTTCACTACAGTAAGGCGTCAAGACCTACTCAATATGGAAGGTTGGGACAAAGACCTGGTAAACAAACTTCCTTCTGCCTGGGATGGTGGCGTAGGCAACAATGAAAAAGCTTCACATTTGACCAGGAAACCGTCAGAAACTCTTGAGATGATTGAAGCACAGGATTACGTTCGCGTGGCAGAGGTATATCTTCCCGAAGCCCAGGCCATAGCCTACGTTCCTGATCCAAAGCAAACATCATTTGATGACTTCTTGAAAGTACAAGATTATTATGGTCCCGATACTGGGCCTTACCGGTTCGGTTCTATCACGCCTCCAGTGCCTGATAATCCGTTCCCAGTCGCGCCAGTGTCAATATGGCGTGACTTAAACTCTATGGCCAATGACTTGTTCAAGAAACTGATGGATCAAGCCGATAGTCAGAAGGATGTATTGTTGTATAAACCTGGCATGGAAGACGTTGCTGACGCTGTTGCAGAGGCCCGCAATGGTGACTCTATTAGAACTGCCGATCCTGATGGTGTAAGGATACAATCGTATGGTGGTGGAAATGCTGAAAATGAAAAGATGACACAGCAGTTGCAGTTCTGGTTTAACTATGTGTCTGGTGGCATAGACCAGATGGGCGGCATGAAAACTGGTGGTGGTTCTAAGACGGCTACTGCGGTTAAGACATTGCAGACCAACGCGTCTATCACTCAGGAGGACGCGCGTGGTTTAATATACGACGTGCAAGCCGGGGTTAGTAGAGATCAGGCGTGGTTTATACACTACGACCCATTCTTGAAAGCACCTATGACTATAAGAGAAACTGGCAAAGAGCCGAGGCAGGTTGTACTGACGCCTGAAGAAGTTCGCGGTGACTTCTTGGACCTCACATTTGTAATGAGACAACGTTCAATGCAAGCACTTGATCCAGAGACAAGGCGAGTAGCACTTGAGAAGTTTACAGTGCAGACTATACCGGCTGGCGTTAATGCCGCAATGATGATGCAACAAATGGGCGTGCCATTTAACTTACCAAGGTATCTTATGCAGGCAGCGGAAGAAATGGGCATCGCTGACCTTATGAATGAAGTATTTACAGACCCGACGTTCCAGGCAAGATTGAAGTTGGTTTCAGAACAAGCTGGTCTCGATCCTGGCAAAGCTGGCAAACAGTCGGGCGGTATGGCAGGTGTTATGCAGAATGGTGCACTGCCATCTAATGTCCCGGTTAACAGTCCGTCACAGGACTTTAACCAGCAGGCTCAGATGGGGGCGGCACAATCACAATCTGATATGGCTATTGGAGGATAGACGTGACAGCAAAGAAAAAACGAACGAGGAAAACCAAAGACGACTTCACAAAAACTGATTGGATTAACTGGCTTTGGCCCCAATTTTCGAAGTATATTAGAACGCGAGACTGTATCAGAACTACCGGGTCTCCATTGTATGGCAGATGTATAACATGCTCAAAGAAGTATCCATTTGCCAAACTTCAGGCTGGCCACTTTATCCCTGGCAGAACTGATGCTATCCTTTTTGACGCAAGACAGGTACACGCCCAGTGTTATAGATGTAATATGAAACTCCAGGGCATGTGGCATAAATACTTTTTGTTCATGCTTGGCGAGGGACACACGCATGAAGACATAATGACGATGATTGAGGAGAGTGAAGACAAGGTTGAGTTTTCAAAAGAGTGGTTTGAAGAGTCGATGGAATATTATTTGACAGAAACTAAGAGAATGGTGGAGGAATTATAATGTTAGACGAAGATCATTATTCTTGTAAATGTGGATATGAAATATCTGTACTTGATGCGCTTAATAAGTTAGTCAAACTTGAATCGCGCCATATCCCAAGTACAAAAGAA